TTGCTTCTCCGTCTTGCTTGATGAGTTTTTTGCTTCTTTCATAAGTTCGTCCTTTGTTTCTTGGAAATTACGCACTGCTTTGCTAAGCTCCGAATAATCAGCAGGATTGTCTAGAATACGCGGTGGCAGCTCATATTTACTGGTGCAATTGAAGGCGAGTAGTAAATCTTTATTGTTCCAATCAAATTCATGTTCGGTTGCCTTAACGATCATGACGTCGATCTCGTTATAGGAATCTTTCGGATCACCATTTTCCTCATAGGCCAACTCATATGCTCGGCGTACCTCAATAGTGGTCAGGCGGCGCACAGACCATTCTTCTCCGTCTGCTGGCACAGTAATGGTATCGTCGTTACGACCTGCTTTGCCTTTGGATAGGTATTTTTCTAATTTATCGCTCATAGTGATTCTTCCTCCAATTTTTTATCGATATGAAATAAAGAAAAAGAGACGGTTACCCGTCTCTATGCCATATAATCCGGAAACTGTTCAATAAAATCAAAATCATTCGCCGTACCAGAAAGCGTGATATCGATGCCATTGTTGTCGTCAATCTTGGCAACCAGCAAATCCATTTCATCATGAATATGCACACCGCTGATCATTACCCGTTCTACATTACCTGTCTGCATGTCCTCAAGGGAGCCGGTAATCCGGTCTAGGAACATCGTCTTACCTGCCTTGAAATCAGCCAATAGTCTGTAACGAAGAGAGGACTCCAGTTTTGACATAACCAGCTTTACGGTGATCTCATACCCGACAATCTGTTTCGTCTTAGACATCTTCCTCGCACGGATAATATCCAGTGTCTCCGGCTTCAGAATAACCTCTACTTCTTTAATGGTTTGAATCGAGTCGCCATTGTCATCCTGCACGGATAAATTACGGCCAATAAGTTCGCGTTCCATCTATTACGCCACCTCCCAATCAATATTGAAGATTTCAATTGCATCAAGCGGTTTTGCCGACAAAGAGAAGTAAGCATAATCCATATCACTTTTCTTCGTTGGATGCTCAGTAAATGTAAACTCTGAGTCAATCGCCTTCTGTCCAGCACGAGTCTTCAGATAACTAACGACTGCTGCGATAAACATACCTCGACCATCCTTGTCATTATCCAGCTTAGCCTTGTTTGCTTTGCCAGCAGTGTAGATGTCATTCAGGATTTGGTCAATCGTCATGGAAACTCGAATCTTGCCGAAGTCCTCCCGTTCCCCTGCACCAAGCGTGGTCAATGTGTTCACTGCCGACTCAATAATATAGTCGTAGCCGTCGCGGGTAGCCATCAGTGTGCCTTCGGCCAACCCCTTCAAAACTTCGCTATGACTCCAGTCCACTAGAGCTTCAGTCATTGGTACCTTAACACCCGTAAATGATTTATTCGCCGGTGTTCCAGCTGCAAGTCCAGCCACCCACGCTGCCCAGTGAAGAGAACCATAGGTCTTACCATTGATGTGTTCACCAGCCAAAGAGCAATTGATGATAAACCGGGCATTGGCTGCGCGACTGCGCGTATTATGATCTTCAATGTCATCATCAGTTTCCAATGCCCCTGCAATGACCAGCTGTGCAAGTTTGCGAGCCTTGGTGCGGCGATCCAGCAACCATTGTTTCGCGGCTGCCTGAACCGAAGCTTCAGAAGAAGGCAAGTACACGACATCAAACACTAAACCATCAATCCGATTAAATATACCGCTCCAATTGGCTGCCGTAATCGTTGCAGTGCCGGTGATTCCACCGGCTAACTTCGTGTAGGCAACATCAGCCAACGTCGTTGAACCTGTATCTTTAAAACGCACCATATTGGACTTTTTCAGAGCATTAATTGCTTCCGTTTTATCAGCGACCAAGAACGTCTCAGTATCATAGATACCTTTCGTATCCCGAATGACAATTTCTTTCTTTGTTGCATCCACCAGACTTGCCCGAATTAGATACTCGAAATCATTTCCGCGAGTGCCTGGATAACGGGCCTCAATGGTATAGCTGCTGGCTACTGCTACGGATGCTGCCACCTCACTGCCGTTGGTGACTCGGTAACCGATAACGGTCGCCCCGTTCTCAGCTGCTAGCTCCAACTCATCTACCAACAGTCCAGATTCTTTCAAACGCTCCGACTGATCCTCCATATCCACTGCTTTATTTGGCAATCCCCATTCAGCCTGATATGGCACCAGCACACGACCAGATACCGACAGGACGCGCGACTTCGCAACCGCCTGCAGTTCCACATAAGCACCGGGTCTACTCCGTTGTATCGACATTTACTGTTTCCTCCTTTTTGGTTAGGCCCAAATAGGCCTGCACCTTTTGAATAACTTCCTGCTGAGACAGCAGGGTATCTTCCTCACAATCAAAAAGAGCGCCAGCGATCTCAAAGCGTTCCCGCTTCAAAACCACTGCGCTCTCAATCCATTCCTGCTTACTTCTCTTGTTTACATCGTCCGGTACCGTTGGCGAGCCTGACGGTAACAGACGCTGCAATCGCTTGTTGCTGCTCATGCCTGATGTTCCTCCCCTTCGTAATCAGAATAAAAATCATTAATCTTAGTTACTGGACTACCATCACTATTTACAAGCAGCTTAGGAACATGCAGCAGGTATGAATACCGAAATGTAACTTCCATTTGGTCATTCATAGGCCGCGTGCGCGGTGTCTCAACGACAAGCATCACCCCAAAGCGCTCTGAAACCACACAGAACCGCCGCTGGCGAAGGAAGAGAAAGAAAGGAGATAAATCTAAAGGGATCGGTTCTCCTTTGTCCTCATCTCCGATACGTTCGATATCGTAATGAAAGACTAGGCCCACATCCTCGATGATCCGATTCGATTGGGGTGTATGCGTCTTATCAGACACAAGGTCTGTTTCAATAAAAACGCTAGGACGATCAAATTGACCTGCCAACCATTTCGACTTTTCCCGCAGGATCGGCAAGTCAGGGTACACCCGCTTCACAATATCAGCCCAGGCTTTCAATCCCACATCCATCATGACAGCATCCTCACCAGCTCTTTCTCCAACCGCTTCGTAATCAATGCGTTCATACCACCTTCCAGTTCCTTCACAGCGATGTCAAAGTAATGACGTCCAATAAACGACCGCGGCTTTGCCATAAAGCCAGTCTTTGCAGCCGGATCATATACAAACTGACCATTTGCCTTCCAGAATCCAGGAACATAATGTGCTTTACGGATGGTGTATCCATCATTGAGATGGCGTGCATAAGGAAGGTTGGAACCAACTTCGATAGTAATAGAATTGCGATCAACATCCCATTCCCAGACGTTACCGTCCGCTCCGCGGGTAAATGAATTCCACATGGTACCTGTGTCGATGAGGTCCTGCTTATCGATTTCATCGATGATAAGATTCAGCAGCGTCTCGCCAACAGCCTCCGCGATATTCCGGAGGATTTGATTCACACCATCGTCGCTCAGCTTCTTGAATTTTTTCGCCAGGCCGTCAAAGTCATGCATGTTCACTGCCCTTCACCTCGCAAGTCACCAATAACTCACGCCAGTAACGGCGCGGGTTGGAGTCAATCACCAGATACCGGCGTCCGAACAGCAATACTTCGTCACTGATCCGGACATCCGCTGTCTTCGGCACTCCGATTGTCTTTTTAACAATGTAAATAACAGGAGTAGATTCAGCTTTGGCATCGGTCTGAGTCTTAACAACGAAACACTTCAGATCCGCTACCTTTCCTGCCTTCCGATCGCTGAACAGGTTGTCCGCATCCTGCTGGCGGCCAACCCGGTAAACCACCAGCGGGGTATTCATGCGGTGATTCATAGCAAATAAGCCGTGATGTTCCCGTCATCCGGCCCGGACTGCTGCTTTTTGACCCACAGGAAGAGGATAGAGTCCACATCAGCATTGCCTGTGGTCTTACCCTCAACTGCCTGACGGGTGTATGTCCACGCGCCGTCGCTTTCTGCGGAATACCCACGAGCTACGGAAGCAAGATATTCCTCACTATCCTGCAGGGCCAGTGATTCCGCCAGCTTCGACCAGGCGAGCATAAGTTGCTTGTCCACCCCTGTCTCCGGGAACGGAACGGGTAAATACAACTCGATACGAGTCTGTGCATCATCAATGTACTGATTAAGCTGTTCCTCAGTCGCCTCCTGAACTGCACTGACACGACTGCGGGTTTTAAGAAGTTGGGGAGTCAGCATAATGACCTTTTTGTGATTGAGCTGCTAATGCAGCAATCAATTCCGGCTTACCCATTGTCGAGTAACCTTTGATACTCGCAGCCTTTGCTTGCTCCTTCAGTTCCGTGAGGGTCGGCCCATCTTCCTTATCAATTGTCCCATCACCGGTTACTGTTGAAGTCTCCAATTGAATTTCTTCAACCGTGAAATCCTCTTCTTGTTCTAACTTTTCAGCAATCGTGGAGTCAGAAACCACTAGCGGTTTACCAGGTTCAAAACGGATGCCGTATTTGGTCAATGATGTGTTTTCACCTACAAAAGTGGCTTTATGCATCAGAATTGCACCCCTTCCGTCATTGCCACAGCTCCAGGTTCTTCAAAAATGAAATCCCCGTCGGCATGTGTCGCGTAGAATCGTTTATCTTCTGTAACAGCTGCTTTACCTTCAGTCGTTTTGCGAATAATCATGTCATAGGTGTTGACGATAACAAAATTCGATTTGTAAGTGAATAACACTACACCCTCTGGCATGTGCGGTACCTCTTCGACTTCGTAGCTGTTGATTTTCTTTTGAGCTCCCAAGATTTGAATCTGAATGGATGCGCTAGTATCCAATGATGCTAGGTGTTCCAAACGCTCAGAAAACGTATTAGGATGCATGAAATATTTGAACTGACCACTGTTACGCAAACGTGTTGGAACAGCTCTTTCCAAACGAAAGAAAACGCCCAACTTGCCTGCAGCATCAAGCGTTGCCCAATCAACCAAGTTTCCTTTCTGACGAGCTTTTTTCAGCCAACCGTCAGCAATATTCAAAAAATCATAATCTGGATTTGTGTTGAGTGTAGCAATGTCACCATTGAAGCCCAAGTCCTGCATATTCTCCCCGAAATTCTTGGTCATGCCGCCCATGATAATGTCTTCAATGTTTTGTTTGCGGACACGCTCTTCCATCCGGATTTTCTCTTCCGTAATTTCGTATTGAAGAGTAACAGGAACAACAGAATAAGGAACTTGTTGATACACAGGTTCAGTCTGTTTACCGGCAGTATTTCCTTCTCTTTTCTTACGCAGATTTCGTCCAGTCACACCAAGCTTATCGATTGTACCTTTAGACCCAGCTCGAGTTTCAATACGAATACCCTTCAAAAACTCTGTGGATTCGTACGCCATCTCCAAGAATTTATCAACTTCCTGATAGTTCAATGCCGCAGGATCAAGACCGGTATGAATTATTCCTTTGCTGATGCTGTTGTTTACAATTTGGCCATTGTTTCTCATATGTTTTTATTCCTCCTCTTGATTAGACGAAACGGGACAGCGTAGAACCGCCCAACGACTTTTTAATTCCTTCTTCCAAAGTGTCGCTTTGAGCAGATCCGCCACGACTGTTTTTAACAAGTTGCACATCAGCTGCCAGCGTGTTCATCTGCTCACTCAGCGGTGCCAGGGCTTTGGCAATCGCATCTGTAATTGCAGTCTGTTCTGCAGTTGCACCCGGAGCTGCACCGCCTGCAGGCTGGTCACCTTCGACACCTTCTTCTTTCTTCAGCTCCGCAATCTCTGACGTTAGGCCTTCCACCTGCTTAGCAATCGGAGCCAGTGCGGCCGTTACAACCTTGGCAATATCATCAGCTTTCAAATCGTTTTCCTCCTCCGACTCATCTATAGGAGCCGTTTTATTTTTCAATTCATTAAGCGCAGCAATCGCATCGTCCACATGTTTAAGATTGCCGGCAGATATCGCCTTTCCAGCTTTGGCGATTTGCTCCGGTGGAGTTCCGATGGCCTTTATGATGTCATCCTGAATCAGTACATTTTGAGCGATATCCACAAAATCCTGCAGCGCCTCCCGAATGATCTCCGCATCGGTTTCCATCCCGCTTTCCCAACTACCCCAACGAAAAAGGACCGAGTTGAGCGCGTCCTGTGCTGCCCAAAATTCCCGGTCCTTTCGGTTTTTATTGTATTTGTCAGAGACAACTCCTTTTTCAATTAGACCCAACGCTTTGGCTATCCTATTCAAGAGTCCCTTGGATACCTCCTCTTCTTCCTCGATCTCTTCCCTCTTGCCTACACCCCACATCGAAAATCCGGTGATCTCGCCTTTCTGAATGGCATCCCAGGCATCATCATCCGTGACTTTGACACCAGCAACCCAGGAGCCTTTCACGATGATCTGATCACCAATCTCCATATCGCAAGGAGCAATGTAGGATTCAACCACATACCCTTTGTCTGCTTCCAGGTCATGTTGCTTGTCGATGTTGTAAGTGTGCTGCTTCTCCATAAAGAGGTGTGCAGCCTTTTCAATTTCCTCTGCATCCATCTGGTCATCATGCGCATCTGGCTTGTCTGGTTGATATACAACCCCAATTACGATGTGCTTGCTCTCGTCTACCTTGGCAATCTGCACCTGTTTCTGGATGGCATTTTTCCCGGCAGCCTTGATGATGGCAAACGGTACGCCATTGGCACCCTTATCCACTAGAGATAAATGCGTAATTTTGGCATCTTTCAATTTAAACGTCATTTTGTCTATTCACCTCCTCTCATGAATTAGTCAATCACCGACTGCATCGTGCAGCGGCATTGTATAATTTCCTCTGGTCGCCCGCTGGGATCTCCGGGGAACATCAACTTGCTTTTTCCAACGATAAACGGCTTACTTAGCGGTTGAACCTGCTTATTTGCCTTTTTGTGCGTCTTACGTGTGCGGTCTCCCCCAGCGGACCGCCACTCTTTGCCGGTGACCACCTCAGACTTATTCCAGCCCTCCAGCTTACCACCGTTGGCTGCAGAAGTGCTCATTGTTCTGGTAATGGTAACTGCCCGCTCCATGGTAAACGGCCCAGCGTCACCCTTGGCAGCGGCGGCGCTGATGTCTCGGACAAGTACCGCCCGCTCCCCGTTTGTCTTCCCTTCATCGATGGCTTTCTGAAAGGCACGCGTCATAACGTCCTTACTGGTCCCGTTCATATCTGGCACCAGCTTTTGGAGCTTCTTGGAAAAGCGGGAAGCCGCTTTGTTTTCAACCGACCAAACTTTGTCAGGGTCGAGCGCATTTAGCTCTGTTTCGCCGGCCAGATGATAAAGCGGCTGAAAGGCATCATACACGGTCTGTTCAAATTGAACGGTGAACAGCTCGCCGCTCTGAACAGATACCAGCACTTTACCCAGCTCATCAATATCAATCAGTAGTTCCTCGCTAAGTTCCAGAATTGCATCATGCAGCGCCTTGCCCTGCAATTCCAGAATCTCTATAATCTTGTTCTCACCCTGCTTGTACAACTCTTCCAGCACGACTCGCTCCGCATGGGTCAGCTCCAAGCTGTCCAAAAACTCTGTATCGTCCGCTTTTGCGATGCGCTCCCAGCATTCCTTACACATGGCCAACTACCTCGTCATGACTCTGCCGCAGCAGACGCTTGGCAATGATGGATACCTGCTCTTGCAGATTGTCTACATCAGAATTAGGTTCTGGCACGGTTAATGCTGGCTGACTACTTACAAGCTGCGCGATCGGAGTATCCAGATATTCTGCGCTGTATTTGGACTCATCAATGGTGGTATCAAGCACTTCCTCTGCGATCGGTATTAAATCTCGGACCAGCATAATCCCACGGTCTGCGATAAAGTCCAGCAGCGCTTTGCGGTCTTCTGGATCTATAATGCGTGGACCTCGCAGGGCGGCCCGTACTCGAAAGATACCAAGAGCTGGAAACAAACGCTTATTGAAGATCTCATTCATGATCCACTTCCTATACGGCTCAAATACTTGCTCTTCTGCAAACCGCAGAGCTGCATCCGCCGTAGCACGGTTATAGTCGGAACTCTGGCCAACCAGGATCGGCGGCAGCCGGAATGAGGAAAGAATATCCGCCTTCTTATCCTTACCGTATTCGAGAAATAGCGCATCTTGTTGCAGTAGATCATTCAACTTGTCCAGCTTAATAGCGACTTTCTCGACCTTCTCATCCATAGGGCCACCGGTTTCTTCCCCCTTAGCCTCCAGATAAAGAATGCCCCCCTGAGATTGAGAACCCTTCACATTTCTCAGAAGCTCCATGGACTGTTTGGTCAGCCTACCATTAGTTACTGTCAATATCATCGAAAGCATCCGGCCATTGCTGAAATAAGAGACGTTCAATTCCTCTGCTTCTCGGCTACCAACCACCCCTGGAGCGTTTCCAAACCAGCGCGGCTCACCGTATGGTCCATCATTACCTAGCTTCAACGGGATGATCTGATTACCTTGACCCTCGGTTCCGAAGGGATGGAACCACACCACAGACTGCCCTCGCTTCATAGCGTACTTCCGAGCGTATACATCTTGAGTGAATTCTTCGATCTTCTTCGTTGAGCGGATCAGTCGCTTGCGCTTGATCGTTGCCTTATTGGTTTCCCGAGTACAACGGACAAATTTTGGATTAATACGGTATAACGTCGGAAACTCGCTGCCAGTTGGCCAAGCTACTTCAACATTCGCATTTCCAGTACTCTCGATATCTTCAATTAGAGAACTTACAATCTCATCTGGCGTATCCTCAAGATTACAGGTTTCAAGAAACTTTTCTGCACGATCCCATTCTTCTTTTGCCGTTTCGTCGTTTTCACCCGGCAGATACTCCAGCGCAATCCCATAGCCTGCAATATTCCGTTTGTATGCTTCGATGCACTGCGGAATTATATTCGAGTTCTTGACCAGCAACTTGCAGGAAGCAGGGTCGTTACCAGGAGGAAAAGACAGTAGCCCATGCTGATCATAGAGATTGTCGAAGCTGTCTGGCAGTTGTGCGCTGGAAGGGATATGTTTATCCTCTCCTTTAGATATTTGAAACCATTGTGCTTCACCACTCATGTGTTATAACCACCCCACTTCCTCGTTATCATATTCAGAATCTTCCTCCCGTTTCTTCATTTTCTTCTCATACCACTCAAACCATTTCCCGGCCACCTGTCGAACCTGCAGAGCAATGGAATAAGCCATAATACAGTCGTCGTTACAGTTCGTATCCGCCTCCGGTTTCCCGTTGTTATCGATGAAGGTTTGACACTCCATATATAAACGTCTGCAGTTTATCGGAAAAAGCTGATCCCGAATGGCCTCTTTAAAGTCACTTATCATCACTGGCCGGGTTGCTGTATTCGTATTCCAGCCATAGTCGCCCTTTCTCCAGAAGTAAAGCAACGGATATTTACAGGTATTGGCCAACGTATTCAGGACTGATTCACCAGTATTGTTATTTTCAACGGCCAGCAGCGCTATATTGTAGTAGCGCCCCAAGATATCCAGCTTCTTTCCATACAAGTCAGTGTCCCATCGGCCACGAACCATGGCGCACATTTCACCGGTCCGCTCCTCAATCACATAAGCAACGTCATAGTCTCCACCGGGCTTTCCTTTTGCCGTGTCGGAACCAATGATGTACCGTTTGCCTTTCTCGGGCAGACAAAAAACGCGCAGCTCCCCTGAGTCTGCACGTACCACCTTCTTCTTCACTTCGTCAATCTCATAACGCCTTTCCGGACCAGGCTTGCCCAGGGCATCCAGCAACATCTGAATAAATTCATTGTCGAAGATACCCTCACCGGAGAGCAGAAATGCCTCCATAGGTTCAGACGGATACTCCTGGCGAAAAACGCGAGGATCACCGCCGCAGTCATTCCGGATCGTATAGCGGCGCCACTGAATCTGCTCATCGTCCAGACAATATTTCTTTTTAAGCTTCAGTTCCTCGTCAGTCAGTTCGAAGCCTGGAGGAACCGGCTTACGATAGTCCGGCATTTCAAACCATGCGTAAAACAGCGGGGTGAAGTCATTTTCCCCTTCGACTGCCGCATCCCACATCTGCTTGTATTCATCCATGCCGTTAGCTGTGGATTCAACCACACCCAGGGTGCCGGGTTCTTTTGAAAGTGCAGCGAATAAGGAAAGCAGATGTCGCTTCTTCTTTTTCGCCGGCCAGAACGCAACCTCAGAAGCATGCAAGTAGTGGATCGTTCCGGAACGGGCGAGCACCCGACTCTCCGCCGTTTGGACAGTGATCTTGGATTTCAGTCCCGGATTGCGCCTTTTTTCGTAAGCTTTGACTGAAGGATTCTCGAAAGTGAGCTGCTTTGTATTATTCCGCTTATGCATCGGACGGATTGACTCCGGCACGCGTTCAAAATAAAGCTGGAACATATCATATAAGTTACCTGAAGCTTGGTAATCCTGAGCAACTATAAAGGCGTTCCTTGCTTCCTGCAGGGAAGTTAAATAATAGATAATGGCTTCGGTGACCGTTGAGAAACCCATCTGCCGTGCCTTCAGAATGATAATACGAACCGGCTTCCCGCTTATAATGTCTCTGAAGACTGTATCAGCAAATCTGAGCTGAGCAGCATTTAAGACCAAAGGGACAATATCCCCCGTTTTGGTCTTGATTTTCAGCATCCGGAAGCAGAACTGTTCGAAATCGGATAGAATCACTTTAAGCTCAGCAAGCTTCTCCGGCTTGTTCAGAAGCTTCCGCTTAATCCGCCGACGATGTTCCCTTGCAAGCTTTATTACCATCCTAAATCATCCTCTTCCTCGTCCTCTTCCTCCCCATCCAGCTTGTCCGGACCGTAAACTTTATATTTCTCTAGCTCCAGCCGCTCACGGGCTAAAGCCAGCTTTTCTTCTTCTTGCTGCATCGATGCAATCTGATTGATCAGCCGGATCTTCTTATCCCGAGTTTTAGTCAGCGCCTCTTCCTGCTTGAGAATCTTATCAAGTTTGGAAGTGACGACCGTTGTGATCTCAGTAACCTTCATACCCTCAGTGATGAGTGGAACCATTTTCTCCACGCCTGTTGCTGGGTTAGTATAAGGAACGCTGTCCTTACGCCGGTGGAGCTCCTCTTTAACCTTACGCTCCTCATCAGACAGTCCCGCTTCCAGCAGTTTGACACGCTTCAGATGCCGCCTCTCTTGCAGAGAAAGCATGATTAGCTGCTCTTGAGCTTGAGCAATGGGAGAAGTGTCAATCTGGTCCAGCAGATCCTGTTCATCAGCATCAAGGGCATCCATGAAAATCGTCTCATACATGCCAGTCTTGAGCGCCTTCTTATTCCGAAACGGACCGCCGGCCCCGCCGCTGTTCCCCTTTGCATTCTGATTACCAGGAGGGGCTCCACCGCGATTTCCCACAGCGTTCTTATTACCTTTGGGAGCGCCGCGATTAGTAACGTTACCATTTGATTCATTAGTAACGTTACTATTAAGCTCGGCGGCCCATTTATCTTGGGACTTCCATTTACGGACCTGTGTTTCACCAACAGAAAGGGCGGTGGCGATGTCCTTTAGCTTCATCGTTCCGCCGCTCTCCAACCACATCTGTTTTGCCTTGTCCCGCTCGGGACTGCGTTCTCTGGCCATGTTACATGTCACCACCCCCGCATATCACATCTGAGTTCAGTTATTGAAGCCAGTACTTATAATTAGGACATGGGATGTCACAGGTGTATGTGATACGACCCTGTGACTCCTGATGCTCCTTAATTAAATCAGTCAGACTGCCCTGACCAGTTTGAAGGTCTGCAATGCGCTCCTTCAGACCGCGTTGCTTCAGTACAACCTCTGTTAAATGCCCTTTGATATTGCTCTTCAAATTCCTCACGTCCTATCTCATTGTTAGACGGAGTAACCGCCCACACCCTAAGCATAAGAAGTGCACGGAGAGAAATAACAGAAGGACGAACTGCTCCTACAGTTCATCCTTCTGCAACTCAATATCTATTTCAATCAACTTCTTCAGATCGTCCACCGTCTTAATTTCAATCCGGCCGTCCTGAAAGTCCTTGACCCACTTGGCTATGCCGGCCTTAACAATCTTTCGGTACTGTGCCTTGCTTTCCAGGATACCGGCCATAACTTCGAGCTCATGCTGCAATAAAATTTCATCTTGTGTTCCCATTTACGTACCCCTCGACTTTCCGTTATGATGGAATGCGAGACAGCGGATGACTGTGAATGCCACGCGTGGCGCGCCGCTGTCTCAGCCGGGGGATACCCTGGTTGTTAGGGAGGACGTTCACGCGTCCTCCTTTAATTTGTTTTAAGCCATTGTAAGTGAATTTGTTCAGCTATTTTATTCATCATCAACGGCGGAACACTCATACCGCATACATACTGCACACTAGCATCCATAAAGTCATAGTCCGCAGGGAAGGTCTGCATACGAATCGCATCCATATCGCTGATGTGTTGGGGATGATCCGTCCGAAGAAATACAGATGAACTAGCCAAAGTGTTTGCTACCTTCTGATCTTTAAGCAGAACCGTATTGAAGTTGCTCATCTTACCTTCCTCCCTTTCTGTTACATGTCCCATACTCAAATCAGGTGGGCGTCGTTTATGCCAACGGGTGTATGTCTTGCTATCTGGATTTATCGGAGAACCGTCCCCACTGCGAATATCTCCATATAGTATAGGCGGCTCGTTGAATTCCAATTGCAGCAATGGAAAGTTTTGATCATCCCGAGAAGCAATAAAGAAAAGACGTTCCCTTTTTTGAGGAACGCCCATAGTAGCCGAGTTTAGTAAAAAGAGCTGCACTCTATACCCAAGCTCTCGTAAACGAGATAAGACTAGACTAACAAACCCACGAGCCTTACCAACCATCATTCCTCGCACGTTCTCAGCGAGAATTACTCTAGGTCTGAGTTTCTCTGCAACATCCAAAAAATCAAAGAAAAGATCATCCAGACGCTGCACTGCCTGTCCCTCACGGAAAGCGTACTCTCCACCCCACTTGTCCTCTCGAGCTCCTGCCGTAGAAAACACGCTACATGGCGGCGAACCATCCAGAATGTCCAGGTCAAATAATTCCGACGGCAGCTCTGAATCTGGCAGCTCCTTAAAGTCCTGAATAGGCATATGATACGGATAACGGGGATTATGATTCTGCCGATAGATCCGCATCATTTGCGGGTCGATTTCTACATTACCCAGCACCGTATAACCAGCCAACTTATATCCCATCGTTGAACCACCACCGCAGCTGAAGCAAGAGAACACGGTATGTCCGTGCTTCGGGACGCTGGCAAGATCTGATAACCGCCAATCCCATGCTGGGCGACTCATGATGCGTCCTCTTTATCAAAGACGAATCCACAACGAGGACATTTGCATTCAAATCGGGATTCATCAAATTCACTCACATCCAGCTCACGGTTCTGAAAGTCTCCAAGCTGATCAGCAGCCGGCTCAGCGAAATCAGCGATTAACCTCTCAGCTTCTTCTGTATTAAAACCAGACAGATCCAAATCAGCCCCGCCTTCCTGCAGTTCATTCAGCAGCTGCGCCAGCGCTTCATCATCCCAGTGGCCAGACACTTTATTCAGTGCCAGATTCAGCAACCGCTCCCGCTCAGGATTCAAGTTAACTACCGATACGGCCAGTTCCGTGCAGCCCTGCTCATTTACCATCACCTTATAACGCTGATGGCCACCGACCATATTGCCAGTCTGCTCATTCCAAACAATCGGATCAACGTAGCCGAATTCATCCAAGCTGCGGCGAAGTTTTTCGTATTCTGGATCTCCCGGCTGAAGGTCTACCCGCGGGTTATAGACAGCTGCATTGAGCTGCTCAATTGGTACGATTCTGATGTCCATAAGGATCCTCCTTTGAGTTGAGTTGGTTTTCCATCTTTGGGTAGGCAGAAACTCAGCAGGAGACGAAGAGAACCAGCCCACCCCGCTCTTTTCCACGCGTCACCACACAAACGCACGTTCCTCTATATAAAGCCTGAGAATGGCTCACAGAAGGCTATATATTGGCATAAAAAAAGCACCCAGAGGTGCTCCTGTTCATTCGAAACTGAATGTCGGTTCGGTGTTTAGCATACGTTTTTGTATTTTCATATGATCAACTTTCACGGCATATATCTCTGCGTGGATTTCTCTGTCGAATGGAGTGTGGACAACCATTTCAACCTTGTACCATTCTCCATCGGAAGCAAGTGTTAAGAACTCTCCTTCTACTGGTACTCTACTAAATGGGTAATATTCATTTTCCCATTCCGAGTCCCCTTTTTCATGAGTATGAACGAATACTTTAGCCACAGTTTCACTCCCATCAAAATAAAATCTAAAATTCTGCTTTAACCCATATAGCACCTTCGTCCTCTTGATTATAGAACGAAAACAGTTGTCGTAGAGCTTTATTAATTGCAGATTCAATCGTCGGAGCATACGAGTCGGAAGAAACATATGGTCCAGCTTGTCCCGTACCGTGGTAATAATGACTTGTTCGATAATGATACTTTCCGTCATTGCCAAGTAAAATTCTAATAGTAATCGCCTGACTTCCGATGTGATTGTGACGAATCCACACTTCCCATTCCTTAACTAATTCGTAAGTTTCAATCACATGATCGTGAGACTGAATTATTTTACTGTAATCTGACATTCAATCACCTCCCTTCGACATCATAATTCGACGAATAGGAATATTTTCCTTCTGACATTTCACTCTGCCACAAAACTGTGCTGTTCCTTCCCAGCGTCCCCATATACAGCCTGCACATTTCTTTGGCTGATTCGGATGCTCTTTCACTAGTGGAGGCCGGATGCTATTCTTCTTTCTCGCCATGATCGTCTTCCTTTCGTGAGAACAGATATATCCACTGGCTGAATTCGCGCTTGGATACCGAGCTATTTTTCAGCGCCGCCTCCAGATCTCGTTTCCATGCTTCAGAACCAACGGCATCAATCTTCCGCTCCAGCTGGGGCTTCGTTTTAGTACATAAAGTGATAGGAGTGGTTTTAAGTGCTTTGCAGATTTCGCCAATGTTCTTACTCTTGCTTTGATCCAGGAGATAAGCGAGCAAGCGCTGCTCTTTCTTATTGAGCCTATAGGGTCCTGCAATTTCAGCCACAATCTCTTCACAGGTCATTTCCACATCCTTAAGTTCTGCTGCTGTCTCCACTGGAATCACCCTTTCGTCGGAATATAAAAAAGCCGCCCAATAATGAGCGACTTCTGCTGATATAAGTACGTTTTCCAGTGAAAAAATAACGATTAAAGCAAAATTCAAACGCTTTTTAAAGAATGGCGTCCGCTAAGCGTCCGCAGCAAATGCGCTGCGCTCTTTGCTTAAAGTCTTTATCTCCATTGTTACAAAGGAGGATAAGACCATTTTACTGAGTCCATTAAACGAGAGTCAAAAGGACTAGAAACGATTTCTGACCATTCCAGGTGCGCGGACTCTCGAATCCTCAAAATCTCTAACTCTTTCATATCCACATGCCAATCAGTGGATTATACTGTTAAAAAGAATCTGAGGGAGGAATCAAAAACATTGCGAGATGTGATGAAGAAAGCATTGATCCGTATAGTTATTGTTGTTTCAATAGGATGGATCGGCGGGCTCATCGTAGATCACTATTCGAAATAGGAAAAGCGAGAGGAGGTACGCCCCGGTTAAGCGCCGCATGTGCGGCCGTGCGTGTCACTCTCGCCTGATTTCCACATTACCAATATACCAGGGAAAACTCGTCAAGTGGTGTTCATAATACCCCGAAATGCACCGCATTGTCCCCAGAATGTCGTCAAAATTCGTTCTTGATATAATCATAGAATCCAGTCAATTTTAAAGAGAATGCGATAGATTCAATTCCGGCTTCAATGCGACGGTCCACGGTACTGGATGCCACACCTCTACGCATAAACATAATCGTTTCCTTTCTTGAATACCCCTGGATGAAGCGGATATCAATTGCTTCCTTCGCTTCCGGATCAATGACCTGACTGTGAGCCCGATCGATTAACTTCGTAAAAATCTTGTACTGAGAGTAAACCCACTTCTGCTTTTCTTGCAAAATTACGGCATTCGCAGTTTTATCAGCGTGCAACTCATCTTGATCAATTCTCCGAGCTGCTTCTCCATCAATGGCCACCTGGGCCATTTCCTTTTCGTGATCTTCAAAATCCTGCATAAATAAGCGCATCATCTTGTATTTTTCGAGGTAGAATTCTGTTTGTTGGATCTCCTCTTCAGATGCTTTTGGAAAGAGTTCACTTTGTTTGAAAATCCCCCATGCCATCGTCATTCCCCTACTCCCCTTTATGCTATAATGTCAGGAGGAATAGTTTGGTAAAAGGACCCCGCCCCGGCCAAGGATATGGGGGTCTTTGTATGTCTTAGTATTTTTCAAACTGCTTAAGCTTCTTTCGTAACTCCACATTCTCCAGCAATAACCTCCAATTTTGCTCTCTTAAATCTTCCTGTGACTGTAGCGAGTCGCTAGTTTTCTGCCCAACCACTCGTAACGTTCGGACTTCATTATCCGACTTCACTAAATACCCTTTGTCTACTAATTGCTTTACTAATGAATGCGCAGTAGAGCGCGACTTTATCTTCAGGAGATCTGCCACTTCTGAAACTGAAGGAGCATAGCCCTTTTTATCAATGAATCCTTTTATAAGCTCTAATGTTTCTGCCTGGCGATTCGTAAGGGGCTTTTTCGTCATATTATTTCACCCCTCTCGAAGCTTACGCCGCTTAAAATCGAACCCAATACGCTCAAGCTTACCTCGAACGCCCAGAGCGCTTTTCCCAAGCCTTAAGGCAATCGTTTCGTAACTATATCCCTCTTGGGCCATCCGAAGTAGCGTCTGTACTTCCTCTTTTGTATATTTGATATGGTTCTCCAACCGGACTGGACGCACCTTCACGCCTAAGTCATGCAACCGGCGTTTCACCGCAGCCTCTGAACGATCAAACAACTTGGCGACTTCCGGATAGGTCATTCCCTTGGTTCGGAGAACTTGCACTAACCGTTGGTCTTCCTCTGGTGTCCAGTGCACAGCTTGGTATGTCTTCTGGGACCGCATCTTGTCAGCTCTCCGCTTGACCTTCGCCCAAGCCGGCTCAGCTCCAAGAAGATTCGGCTCCATTTTGGCCAAGTTAAGCAATTCTTTGTGCTGCTCCGCCCATTTCCAGAAATCCTCGTATCCTATGACCAATACCCTGGCGCTACTGGCAAATATCTTCCGTCTTGCAGGGAATCCATACTGTGGAATCCAGTACCTAACAATTTGGTTATAGGATTTATCAAGTGCCAGGGACAGCTGATTCACGGTAATGCCGTCAAAGCTCATACGCGAATCCTTCAGCCCCATCCCCCCTGCCTTCAGCTTAATAGCTTCTATGCTACGGCCAAGCCGAAGGGATATAGATTTCAAGCTACATGTTCCCCAGCGATCTTGAAGGTACTCGAGTTCTTCCTGTGTCCAATTTTTAGCTCGTCCCAATTTTCATGCCTCCTCAGCAACTTCCACTTGGATGTAATGCACAGCAGCCGTATCGTCATATTCCAAAACATATCTTTTCCGTTCAATATTCTTCCCTTTCAACCAATCGCTCAGGCGCTTGCTGGTAGCTGCTGTAGCTCCATTTTCATTTCCATAGCCCTTTGACAATCGGACGCCAGTTTCTGCCTTACGGATAACCAGCCGCTTGAATTCAGCGTTGTAACCTACTTGAACAAATTGCTTCAGAACAACATCAAGTTGCTTTGAAGCTGCTGGGTTTAAATTGAGGCCGGTTGAAGTGACACCGATGGTTGGTGTAATCGGTGAGGTAGTATCGGTAAACCATTCCACACTGTCTAATACAGTTTTGACACCGTGCTGCTTGGCCTCTTCAATATTGAGTTTCCTAGTTTTCACTGGACTAGCGGTAGTAGACGTAATCATAAAGCTTCCCTCGCTTTCTTCTATTCCCATGAATGATTTGAATTTCAATTTAATCTCTCTGACCTTTTCATGAGCTACGATTAAATGAAGACCGTGAATCCTTGCCATATCTTTATGTCCGTGATTCATTAAATCGATGAAAATTTGTTTTTCCTCATCCTGCAAGGTATTGATGAACTCACGGAGCCAAAATAATGAAAAATCATCTTCAACACCGTGAATATCGTGAAACGTAGCCGTTCCCTCCGAAAACATCTGGTCCATGGACTTTTGTCGAAAAGTCCGCAACGCTTGAAGGCCAAATCTTGCCTGCAGCACGCTAATCTCTAATGCCTCAGAAATCTCAGCTTCAGAAAGATGTTGCAATTCACCCTTCAATATTCGATACCCTACGCGAAACGCCTTATCGGGTGGACGGATGTTGCCAGATTGATCTCGAAGATAATTGAACATTCTCCCTCGGATTGCCTTGTAAGCGAAGGTGGATATCATAACGCCCTGACGTGGCACATAACGTTCATAGGACTCCAGGAGTGCTATCGTACCTTCGCTGATTAAATCCTCCAGACAATCCTTATTTGGACTGTATTTACGTGCTAATGTGTGAACCCACGGAAGCCCTGATTGAATATAGACTTCTTTGTCCTTACATGGCAGCACCGCTTCCTGTATCGCCAAAGCCCCCAACAGATAAGCCCCCTTTCAATTCAGCCCCCTACTGATTTGAGCTCTGCACCTTCTGTTTCATCCATCGTAATTGTTGACATGCTGTCCCACGTCTCCCGGATCTCCTGAGCCTTGGCGGTGTGGGATCATGTCAATATTATTGATTGTCCGCCACCATCTTGCTGGCCAGTTCAGCTGCATAGAGCCGAAAAGCAGTCTCATCCCCCTGATCAAGTGCTTGATCAATTAGCCGACGCAGCCGCTTCTCAATAGCAGCCTCCAACACTACATCGGCGTGAATGCTGAGCAGGAACTTGTAGTGCTCCTTACTTATCTTTTTCAAGCCTGTTCGCATCGGCAACCCCTCCTTTGTAAGAGAAGGAGCAGCTTACGCTGCTCCTCTACTATCCTTCATTTTTTTCTCAACACGCTTCTTGTAGGTACCGTACTTAGTTGACAGCACAGATGGGCTGATCCCCTTCTCCTGAGCAATTTCCTTCCAGGTCTTCTTCAGTTCGATTCGCTCCTGTAGCAGCTCGGGGAACAGAATAGGCGTGCCGTCAATCTCGATGTCATCATAAACGGGGCGGTTGGTCAGAATGAAGGCTTCCAGCGCTTCCTTACTGACTTCTTCCAGATTGCCATCGCCTTCGGAACCAGAATTTTTATCCTGAGTTCCTTCAGTGACGTTTTCTACGGAAGGAGCATCTTCCTTATCGTTCTCAGCTCCAACTCCGTCTCCCGCCACTTCCAGGCTTTGCGTCTGTTCGTCCGGTTCATCACCTTTTGAGCTGCCTGCAGATTCTTCGCCACCTTCCTGCGTGTCCTCTTCAACAGTCTCAGGCTCCTCCCCCTCTCCACCAACTGTGTCTTTATCAACAACCGGTTCAGCTTTGACCTGTCCCTTACGCCATTTATCCCACTCAGCAGCCATAGGCGCTACGCGCTTGCGATATTCATCCACCATGACCACAAATATACCAACACCCATATTTACATCTGAGGCAATCTTCAGGTAAGTTTCACCTTCAGCCAATCGTTCAGTAATTTCCAAGAAGTCATAATCCATATCTTCAAATTGAGGTGCTAAGCCGCTGAGAATGAAGTCTTGAATAACCTCTAGATCAATTTGTTCAGGGTCTGCTTTGACCTCAATCTGCTCAGCCGGCAGACCCAAATCCATAGTTAGTTGTTCGCCTTCTGGTTGAGCCACGAAAACTACGCCGCCACTATCAACCTTATATCTCGTGATTGGCGTACCTGTTTTCGCATTCTTCATCACCTTGTAGGTGACGATCTGAGAGTCCAACCCACCAATTACTTTCAGCTCCAGCATGCTTTGCAGAGTGTTGTATTGGCCATCCAGTTCAGAAGCAGGAATACTGATGGTAATTTCCGTTTCCTCGGCAGATTTTAGATTGATCTTTTTGACGGTACCTTTGAAATTGATATAACTCATAGGTTAAGCCACTCCCTTGTTATGGTTTTGATGATAAGCCCAGCAAAGGGCAAGCGCATCAGAAGGGTCGAACAGTCGCTGCTGCACATCCCCCTGCTTGTATTTGCCTTTGGGATCATTTTTTTTGTAGAGCACCGGTATGGCCAAATCGTTATAATCTAGCCCAAACAGCATCTGCATCTCAATGGCCACGGTCTCCTTATCTGCGTTACCTTTGCCCGTCTGCATTTTCAGCTCGGTTGGCCGAACATGGGCAATCTTGATTCCCAGATGTAATGCCGCCAGCGTTACCATAGAAAAAGCTCCAACCAAAGCAATTACACTGGATGCATTCTTGAAGTGAACTGGTCTTTCGAGTACGATCACATCAGGTTGCTCCTGCTCAATAATTCGAAATGTATCTTGATAAATAGCGTCCAAAACGTGTGGCATGGCAATCTTGCTATAATCTCTTAGCCCAAGTTCCAGCGGCTTACCTTTTTCCATGGTGGCCCAGCCGGCGTAATTGGTTCCATGATCTATACCTAGGATTTTCATAGATGTATCTCCCCTTCTGCCTTTTCGGCATCATCGCTGTATCAAGCACATACACCATGCCTGCCATTGCTCCAGTTTCATCCACAACAGCGAAGTAATTTTGTTGCTGGAAGAATGAATCAATTGGCTTGCGCTTCTTTGCAACCATTAAGAACTACTCCTCTCATTCGTATACCGATTGCTAACTCAAACTCAGCAATACCCTCGTCCACTTCCGCTGGATCCAAGTCTGAAAACTCGACTAGCAGATCCACACGCTGTTGAGCAACTCCGGTATCTAAATAATGACGACGCATCTGGTTATACACATGCCAGTAATTCCGTCCACCCATAATCAGGCACCCTTACTGATCGTCTTCGGTTTGCCCGATTTCCGATGTATTAACACAAGCTGTGTAGATGTCTCCCGTTCCACCAACCAATTCTCCAGCACCAGTCCCTTTGCTGCTGCAATTATGATTTTTTGCTTTTTCGTTGGCCGCTTCCCCTGTTTCATTGCTTGCTTCCCCCTTATTCAGTTGTTTCCACTCTTCTGGCCAGGTGTATTTACCATCAATCATCTGCACCACCATAAAATCATCAGAATCAGTGACACGGATCTCTCGAAATATTCCTGTTCTACCATGGAGTTGCGTATAGCTATAGACTTCCTCCGGAGTGTTCAGTGTCACCGAAGGAGTATGCCAGGTGCCCGGTTCTGGGAAGCAAAATCCGTAAAATCGCTCTTCCATATCGGCTCCTTACTGCGCCCATTGGCGCTTTTCATTTTCTTTCCGTGGTGTTGGCTCATTCTGCGCTCGTTCATAATTTACAAATTTGTTGTAATTCTTCATGAACACCAGTTCCACAGTACCTACGGGACCGTTCCGTTGTTTAGCAATAATGATTTCAATGATGTTCTTTTTCTCGGTTTCCTTGTCGTAATAGTCATCACGGTAAAGAAACGCTACAATGTCTGCATCCTGCTCAATTGCTCCCGATTCACGAAGATCACTCATCATTGGACGCTTGTCCTGTCGCTGCTCTACACCCCGGCTGAGTTGGGATAACGCGATAACTGGCACCTCAAGTTCCCGGGCTATTTGCTTCAAGGTTCGGCTAATCTGTGATACCTCTTCCTGCCGGTTCGCACCGCTGCGCCCTCTACCCTGGATGAGCTGCAGATAATCGATCACGATCATTCCCAGCTTGCCATCTTTCTTCAACCGCCGGCACTTGGCACGAATCTCATTCACCGTAATACCTGGGGTATCGTCAATGTGAATATCCGCCTCCGACAATAATCCAACGGCCATCGCCATACGTTCCCAATCATCACCTTCAAACTTCCCTGTTCGCATACGACTGGCATCGATCTGAGCTTCAGCGCAGATCATTCTTTGTACCAGCTGCGCGGCACTCATCTCCAAACTGAAGATAGCGACGGTCTCCTTCGCTCGTACTCCGACATTTTGAGCAATGTTCAGTGCAAAAGCCGTTTTACCAACTGATGGCCGTGCCGCTACGATAATTAAGTCGTTTTTCTGGAATCCGGCTGTCATCTTATCGAGATCAGTAAACCCAGACTCAATCCCTGTGATTCCGCGGTTTATATCACGGACGTTGTACCGCTGCTCTGCTTCTTCCCAGACCTGCATCAATGCATCTTTGATCCCAATAAACTCACGTACTGGAACTGTCTGGTCTGAGAGTTTAGATACAGCAGTCTCAGCCATTGCAACGAACCCTTTAACATCCTGCTCCTCTCCAGCATTGCGAAGCAGATCTAGGGCCGTATCAATCGCTTGACGACGAAGGAACATCTCCTGTACTCGCTCAACATAGTAGGCTGCGTTCGCTGTTGTCGGCACTGCATGAGCCAACTTCGACAGGTAACTAACCCCACCAACCTTGTCTAGTTCCTCGCTGTCCTGCAATTGTGAAGTCAGGCTGATTAAATCAATAGGCTGTTCCGCATTGCTGAGACGACGCATCGCTCTGTATATCCGTGCATGTCCTTCGTCGCTAAATTCCCCGCCTTGCAATATATCTGCCGAAGCTTCATAAGCCGACTGGTCTATCAAGGACGCACCTAGTACCGCTTGCTCGGCTTGAAGGTCAACTGGCATTTCAATTCCTGCTGCTACTAAAAAAACCTCACGATCAAGCATTCGTTTCACCTCGAAGCTTCCGCATTACTGTTTCCCAGTAACCTTCAGGAGGTGGTTTATGACTAGACACCCATTCATCAAGATTGGCGAAATGTTCTGCAGCAGCTTCCTTGCTGCGCTGGCTATCTTGCAAATCGCCCAGGCGGCCACGAATATTTGCAATTTTCGGCTCTACTGTTTCAGTCAGAATATAGCGATCAATATTCTCCTGGGCTGTTTCCGCCGGAAAATCTTTGAGATATTTATAATCTGCTTTCACCTTTTCGACAGAAGCATCAAAAAACGGGAAATGCTTCTTGATCTCTCGGTAAAGCTGAGCAACTTCAACCACTTCCACGCTTCTTCTCCTCCTCGATGAACTGTTCAAGCTCGTCAATTTCTTGTTGTCGTTGGCTTTTTCGACGCTCTCTTGAGGCTCCCAGGGCGACTGTTCCCTGCTGTGAAGATGCAGGGGGAGTTAGGTACCGCTCAAGAAATGAGGACAATTCATCCCAGCAGCCATAAATCACGGTTTTGCAATACGAGAAAGTCCGGATCTTATCCGAAGGTCTCCTACGCTTGGCTTTCTTTCGGGCAATTGCCAGGTCGATAAAAAAGTATACGAGATCCAGCGGCATGGCCTCGTTCGCAATCTCACGAACATGTTCCCAATCGGTAGGAACGGGACTGAGTAACCCGTTACGCTGCAAGTAATACTGCTCGATTTGAAGGACACGCTGTTCGACTGTCGGTTTATCAAAGTCTATTTTGCCTGTGGAGACGGCACCCACAGCGGTTGAAAGTACCCCGGACTTTGAACTCAACTCTTTTTGATCATCTTCTTCCAAGCCATCAATCCATCTATCAATCAAAATCTTTATAATATCTTTATTAGATCGGAAGTTTCCTTCCGGGTGATCGGAAGTTTTCTTCCTATCTCCATCCTCCAGATCGGAAGTTTTTTTCCTATCTCCATCGTCAGAGTGGAAATTTACTTCCGGTCTATTTTGATATTTTTTTGAGTTCCGAACACTGAAAATAAGTCCATATGGAGCGCGGGTCACTCGTATGTAACCATGCTCCTCTAATCTTTTGATCCAATCGCGGATTGTTCTTCCGGTCACTCCAAAAGTTTCCTCCAACTCACTGCTGCGGATTGGCTTGTTCCCGAGGACAATACCCCAGACAGTTCCCTCTCTTTCCTTCTCTGATGTCGTGGAGCTGATACACCACAGGAAAAGCCATATCGCGCTGCCTATTTGTTTGTAATGTTGTGGCTGCAAAAGCCCCGAGTATGTCGGAAACGGGTAACTGCCTTCGGGCATTCAATCATCCCCTATAAATCATTCATATCAATTTCTATCATCCTGGAGGTAAACGATCGGATATTTCACCCGCTTCACCGTCCAGCCTGGGTAAGCTCGAGCGAAGTAATCTCGAGTTTCCCGTTTAAACTCCTCTTGATCTACCTTCATCAGCTTCCAGATCCGCTCTCCCATCATGCTCTGCATCATAGGTTTATCGTTGATCATCGATCTGCCACCCTAACAAGAGCTCCGGTAGTCTCCTGAATCTCTCTCTTAAAGCGCTCTGCGTCACTATTACCGTCAGATAGATGCAGTAACCAAATCTCCTCCACATTACTGGTATCATTGGCTTTCAAGAATTCTTTCACATTCTCCAATCCGAAGTGAGAACGAAGCAGCCGTTTCTTTTGAGCAGGATGCAAGTGACCCGCAGCCACCCGCTTGTTAACGATATCTAAGGAATAATTGCACTCAACCATGATGTGAGTCAGGCCTTTGAAGCGATGCCGGCAATAGTAGGTATCAGTCAGAAAGACCAGCTTATCTCCCGCTGTATTGGCTAGCAGGAAGCCTAGCGGCTCCTCGACATCGTGCTGAATATCAAACGGTAGAATTGTCCAAGTACCAATCCTGAACTGTTCCAACGCCTTTATGACCTTCAGGCGATGTCCTGTTAACCCTCTAGCAGTTGCCGTGCCTGCGCTGGTGTAAATGTTAATGCCTGTCCGCATAATGTCAGGAGCAGCCTTGCTATGGTCTAGGTGCTCGTGTGTAATAAGGCAACCGGCAATGTCCGACATTCTAAAATTAAGCGCCCGTTGTATCGACTTATAAGGAAAACCAGCTTCCAGCAGAAGCATGGTATGCCCGTCAGATATGCGATAGGCGTTACCGGCGCTGCTAGAGCCGAGACATTGGATGTCAATCATTAGAAATCCAGTTCTTGTTCCATCGAAGGAACATCACCAGAGAAATTTGCGCTGTCTTTAGATTCTTCCGGCTGACTATCTGGCTTATTGCCTGGTAAATCAGTAGGAGTGATATCGATAATCGATCCGTTCGCATTCGCCCGAATCTCCTCGTCAACCTCAGCCTCTGCAAAATCACTCTCCATCTGTTTTAAACGAAGATAATCATCATCGATCTTTTGGGAGTCGATAGTTATGTCGCCATAGGCGGCGCGGTAAATAGTCTTCCAGGCCATCTTGTCATACCAGCCTTCAACTGTTTCCGTGCCAACCTTTTTGTTATTTTCCCATTTGTCCTTTTCTCCGCCCCAGAATTCCGCAGAAGCATGATCAGGCTTTCTCTTTTCGATATCTTTTTTTGTCATGACGACAAGTTTGTTTTTTTCCGGGACCTTGGAAAAACTATGATAATAAAAGCCCCCAATGATATTTCCACGGTCAAATGCATTTACGATCTCGAACTCATAGCCTTCATACTGATTCTTTGAATCCTTCTTGATCGGTTTGAACTTATCGCTCGAATAAACCAGTTCAACGGTTACGTGATCTGGAACTTCAAGACCGTATTTCGTAGCCTTAAGCTCAATCCCACGGTACCCTTCAATAAAGGTGATATCATATTTTCCAGTATGCTTATTTTTATAGGGGATTGGATTAATATGGTTAGGTTGAGAAGGGTCAAATCCAACCCTTGCCATAGCCACCACATCACGAGCAAGCTTCTCCATGTTTACGTGTTGCCAAGTTACCGGCACAGCATCACGGAACTTCTCAGACTTCTTCAACCGCTTTTCTTCAGTTGTCTTAAGAATGGCATCCAGAGCGACAAAGTAATTCTGAGCGAGACGTTTCTGAAAGTTGGTAAGGGCTACTTCTCCAACGCTGGAACCAAACTCAGAAATGACTTTGGTCATAAAGCGTTCTGATTGTGTCGGTTCTTTCTTTTCAATCTCTGCAGGTGTCATATGTTGCTTTGTTTGATCAGTGGTACTCATTAAATCGCCTCCTGTATAGCTGCCGTTTCTATGCGAAGCTTCTTATCCTTCTCGCTAACTACCAGCCGAATGACCTGGGCATCTGTATCAATCAACCTCGTCACTGCCTCGGCATTATCTACGAAGATCGGAGCCGAGAATCCGTAATGTTCACCTAGCGTATTGATGATGTCCAAACCGACATTGATACGAGCCGCATTGTTGAGCCCACCATCATAAGGAACACCTCTATAAAGCGTGTCGCAGACTTCCTTGATCCCGCCGTTGATTTGATCCTCAAAGAGTCGAAACCGTGCGAGCTTGAATTTGCTGTTGATCTTGACATCCAACATGCTGACCTTGGTCTTAGTGAATTCCTCGCAGAGGAACAGTTCATGCTGCAGGCGCTCGTACTCCGCTGCAAGTTCCCGCTCTTGTTTCTCTAGCTCCATCACCCGCATTTGCGCTCGGTGGACACCATCGAATTTAGCAAGATCGCGTTCCAATTCTTCAATCTCAGCACGTTGCTGGCGAATTTCAGAACGAGCTATTGCTGCAGCATCTTCAACTGAAGTTCTCAATACTTCAATCTGCTGTTTAACTTGAATAGCTTCGGCAAGCTTACTCGCATATTCCGGATCAGAAGCAGGATCTTTGACGCCTGCACGAAGCACAGTTAGCTGATCATCAGCGGATGCGACCTCTGCCTGCAGGGCTTTCAGGGTAATGGTCAAATCTTCGATTTCTTCCCGTAGCCGAATAATTTCCTGCTCGAATTTCTGAGCTTCTGCTACCGCCGCTTTACCGGAATTATTGATACGCTCCTTACGCTCCGCTAGCCGACGATTAAATTCAGCCTCTGCTTTGTCATGAGCTGCCTTAATTTGATCTTCTGGAAGTGACTGACCACAGGCTGGGCAATTGGCATCATGACCTTCAGGATGTTCGAAGGTAAGACTCTTCAACTCAGCAAATTCTGTTCTCAAGCGATCTGCTTCTTGCCGACGATCAGCAGCTAAGCGCTCATTCTGCTTGATACGTTGCTCTTTGTCCTCTACTGTACGGCGGTACTTATCCAGCTCGTTATGCATCCGGTTCACTTCATCACGTTTAAGAGCCAACTTATCCAACACATTGGACTGCATACGACTCTTAATATCGATCAGCTCGCCTTCAATTTCACGAAGCCGCTTTTCCTTAACCGCTACCTCACCACCTGAAAGAATCCGGGAAAGCTCGGCCTCCCCTGATTCCACCCGATTACGTAGGATCGCGATATCTTCCTTGAGGAGCTCTTCATCCAGCTCCGGAACATCCGGCATTTGGCGCTGCACTTCACTGATCCGCACTGGCAGCTCCTTGATCTCCTTGTTAATCACAGTGCATCGGGAAGAGATAAACTTTTTATGTGACTCAAGGTCGCGATCTCCCAGGATACCTGGTAATGAAGCAAGCTTCTTGTTACCATGAATGACCTCGGCGTCCGTAAGATCACCGCATACTTCCAGTAACGTCTTCCGGCGCTCTTCTTTCTTTAGCTGTTCATTGAAGTAAGAAGGTGAAGTCAATAGCTTGAATAAATCCTCTTTAATAAGGGAATCAACTTCAGCGGTGTACTCTCCCTTTTTCACAGGAACACCATCAATGAAGTAATTCGTTTCATGTCCTTCGAACGCATCCGTCGCGGAACCACGTTTCTTAGTCCACTTCTCGGAGAAGATACGACGGAAAGTACGACGGCGGCCATCGATCATGAAAACTCCCTCCACCTCGTGCTCCAACTTGTGCTGAAGAACCTTCCCTGCTCCATCCAAACCCTTAATCTCGAAGTCAGCTTTGTTCTGGCTGTCCTTACCGAACAAGAGCCAGACAAAGCCGTCGAACATAGTTGTCTTCCCAGTAGCATTGTCACCATAGACATCAGCGTCCCCGCCATTAGCGGCGAGGACAAGTTCTTTAATTCCTTTGAAATTATGGAGCGTCAGGCCCTCTAAAACGATACGTTTCAAGCGATTCCCTCCTCGATGGCTTCATTGCATTCAGCATGTAAGATCATTTGTTGATCAGGTGTTTCTGGATAGTGGATACCATCCAAATAAGTCCGGATTTTGTATTCCAGCTCAGCCAATTGCTCATTGCTAAAATGATGCTGAATGGATTCCCCGCCTTGCTGGATATTTAGAACCGGAGGATTAAAATAGGTCTCCGCATCGATGATGAAGTCAACGTTTTCCTCATGTAAGAGAAATGTGTGCGTTCCACGCATGGATGAACTCCCCCTCTTGTGTAGTCCGCCCCCAGCATGATATAGTGGGGGCAAGAAAATTTGATTTTCAAAGAACTGAGATAGCCCATGCCAGTGGGCTATTTTTCGTTATCGTGTTCAGCAATTTCCTTGTAATCCACGATTACAGGAGCGTTCTCGACACTGGCTATCATGTGGCCATGTTCGTCCAGAACAACATACTCAGAATGAACATGGTCCTCATACTCAGAACCAACCTGCTTAATCTCAATTACTTCATGGCTATCAATCTCGGTTCCAACTTCAAATACTCGTGTAGGATTACTAACCACTGTTAACTTTTGAATGATTTGCATAAACTGCCTCCTTTCATATGTACTTGATGCGTCAGCCGCATCTTGGAATCCCGGACGGAGGAAAGGTTATTTCTAAGCTCCGACATTCCAAGACAGGGGCCGAAGCCCGTGCCTCTCCTTCTTAAATCTTTGCTGCTGCTGCCATTTTCTGAATAACTGAGCGGCTGTACAGTTTCCCTTCAAAAGGAACCAAATCTTCCTGGCTACCAGTGATCGCACAGCCAGGCGCATACTTGCGGAATATGATCTTGTCGTCGTCAACAAAGATCTCTACAGGGTCTTTGATCTCCAAATTCATAGTGCGACGTAATTCAATAGGGATAACGATCCGTCCGAGCTCGTCCAATTTACGTACAATTCCAGTTGATTTCATATTATTAGCCTCCGTAAGATTATTTTTTAGAGTTTATTAATGCATTTGAATCTCAAAGGGTAACCTTGTGCTTTTCACGCTTCGGGTTTAAAATGGACATCAAGAGATTCTCTAACCGAGATTTCAAACCAAGTGACTGCCCTGCCAGGCGGTCATTTTTCATTTCTACTTCAGCGATGCGGATCATATTATTCAGATAGTCTTCAGCATCCTTAATCCTTCCTGGTAGAATCACATCCGGATTCTTCCGGATCATCTGCAGGTTATGAGCTGCATGCTGACCCGCTTCTATTGCCTCAGCAACCAATCGTTCTCTTTCCAAAGCGCTCCCTCATTTCAAATATTTTTTAACTTTTAGCTCAGCTCGATGCTCCTTCCAAGTTTCCAACCAACTAAAGGAATACTCTTTACATAGCACTGCAGCCAGATGAGTCAGAGCCGTGATAGCTTCCACCGTTTCCATAAGCAGTCCCTTTATTTGATGCCGCTCTGCATCCGTTATTTGTTCATTTGTTTTACTGATCGGAGCATGCCCAGAGGCTTCAAGCACTTCTTGCATTTCTTCGATTGTTTTGAATAAAACGCTCGCTCTATGTAGGTCTACGTTGTCTAACCATGGGGCAAACGCCCCACCAGTTACATCTGCAGCAGCGGCTAGTGAGAGCTGCCCATCATCGTAATGTTCAATTACTGCTCTCATGACCGGTTTGGATGCTTTTCGAGTTCCCCTTGCAATTTTCCCTATTAAGGAAGCATCAGCATGAACGATAAGCCCTGCTTTTTCTCTGGTATCACCTGAGAGCTTTAATGCTTGCTCTAATGCTGGTCCGAATTGTCCGATTGCCAACTTTTGATCCTCTCCTTTGTCCGTTTTATGGGATGCTATCGGACAGAGGCCTGATGTATGATGTTGTTAAGCAATTCCCCTTGCCGAATCCCCCACCCGCCGTAGCCGGTACAGCTTGGCGGGTTTCCTCATTCATAACGCTCTGTTTTTAACCAGTGGTACAGATCCGATTTAAGAACAGTTACTGCCTCGCCCTTCTTCCTGTTCCGATTCAAATGTGGAAAGGTCGGATGATTGGTAAGCTCTTGAACTTTTGGAGCACTCATTCTCAGTAGCTTCATAATATGGGCCGGTCGAAGCACTTCCGGATATTCTCCATTCAACCGTAGTTCTGCAAGCTGCTTTTCCAATTTTTCATTTTGCTCGGCAAGATCAGCCGCCAGGCGGAGGGCTTCCGCGAAGGTCGCTGGTGTTTTTACAGCCTTAGCCATGACGGTACCTCCTTACTTAACTTTGATTAGCACATAACGAGAATAGCCTTGACCATGCTCTCGGTAATCGAGAAGCCAGCCTTCATTGATCAGCCGGTTAACTTCCTCAGACTTCCTTGTTTCCTTCACTTCACGGATATCTTGAATTTCCAATCAAATCACCTCCTTATTTTGATCTGAAATTACCAAATCGGCAATTCCGTCCTCAAAAAAAAGCTCATCTATTTCAACCCCAAAAATCTTAGCTACTTTCGCAAGTGTTTCTGCAGGAAACTTCCCACGACCAATTTCCAAGTAATAATAACCATTCGCACTTTCATAACCTAATCGGATGGCCATTTCTTCTAAAGAAAATCCTTTGCTTTTCCGCAAATTTTTTATCTTTTTCAAATCAACTCTTCTCATTCCACCACCTCCAAGTTACCGATTCGGTAATTTATGTTTTGATTATAAATTACCAAAAAGGTAATGTCAATAATAATATTACCGATATGGCAATTTTATTTATTTACCAATATGGTAATGCTATTATTGTATTAAAGTTGAATCTATTTTTTAGAAAGGAGTTTCTATGCAAACCCTTGGCGGAAGAATTAAGAACCTTAGAGAAAAAAAGAACATCAAGCAAAAAGACTTGGCACAGTTTAGCGGACTCACAATCGTTCAGTTATCACGATATGAAACTGATGATAGAAAGCCAGATCCGGAAGCATTAAAAAACATTGCCGATGCTCTTGATACATCTGTAGATTATCTTCTTGGAAGAACTAACGATCCGTCACCTGTTCGCAAAGAAACTAACATGTCTTTTTATGGTGGTCCGGATAAATATACTCCAGACGAAATAGAAGAAATGGAAGCAGCTCTCTTACGTTATAGAGAGATGAAGAAACGCGCAGCTGAACAATCCAATCAAAAATCATAAGCAAATCCTCCAACCGATGGGGAGTATTCCAGGTGATCATGTGCAAAATGAAGTTAGACGAGGAGTTAATCAAGCAAAGCAGAGCGAAGAAGGAGCAAATTGGTTTTTTGCAGAAATATTCATTATTTCAGTGGTTTCCGGCTTCTACTTCTCTTCATGGTGGGTTTTTGGTGGAATATTAATAGGCTCAATCCTACTTGCCGTTAATAAAAAAACTAGACTTGCTTTATTGATTTTATTAACTATTGGCTGCGGCGCTGTAGGTTGGATCATAGGGTCGTGGTTTGATAGTTCGGGCGCTTCTATCGTTCTTGCTATTTTTAGCCTATTAATATCTGGAGGCTATCACATCTGGGCCAATCGTTGGATGGAGGATAATTAATCATCTAGTTCAAATTAAACAAAGCCAGTAATGGCTTTTCTTTTCACAACAAAATAGAACATATGTACGTAAATCGGGGGCCATAATATGAATTATTCCAACTATTTCAAAACTCCTCTGGAACAATGGATTGAAGAACAATACCGATCAAACGGTGTTTTTACCCCTAATGATCTTGATATAGACAAGATCGCACTGAGCTTCAGGGTAGATATTGTTTATTACGACAAAACAACATTTAGTGAGAATGAGGAAAGAGTCATTTTTATAGACAACCGCAATGATCGTACAGAACAGCGCAAGGTTTTTTTTCATGAGCTTTGTCATGTAATTCGTCACTCTGGTGATCAACGCTGGATGCCAGATTTGTTTCGTGAAGCTCAAGAGATTGATGCTGACCGTTTTGCGTTATACGCCACGATCCCATTCTTTATGCTTGAGCAGATAACACTTCCTATTCACAGGAGTGAAGCCATTAGCTTACTCGCTTTAGAATTCCATGCCTATCCAGAATTAGTAGAGTTGCGTCTCAAACAAGTGGAAGATCGAATAAGCGATTCGGAGTTTATGTCTACCTTTACATACAACAACCAGATTACGTCTAGTCTTGAAACTACAATCCACGAATCCCCTGTTTCAGGCCTCGACTACCTTCAGGAACCCCGTATTCATTCATTGTATGGTCTAGAAGACTTCTCTCGCCCCCAAGCCTTAGTCATTGAGCAGCGTCAGGGTTTCAATTGGAACAAGCCACTGGACCTTAATGTCGAGCGAAACTATAAACTACATAGTTCGTCATTCCACCGTTCTCGACATGATGCTACCGTTCTGCCTGGAGACCTTTCTCTGCTTCCGAATCGGAAAGGGTATGTAACCATCAACTTATCTCGAGTGGCCTGGCGTCATGGCCAGAGCGTAACACGGCTGATTCTGCCTATGGATGCAATTGATGACGCTATAAATTTCTAGTTACGAAGGGATTGATGATTATGAAAGGCCATGTATACCCGAGGGGTAAAACATACACCTATGTCTTCGATTTGCCAGCAGATCCGTTGACAGGTGAAAGGAGCCAAAAATCAAAAGGTGGATTTAAAACCGAAAAAGAAGCATGGAGTGCATGCAGAAAAGCAATGACTGATGCTGAGAAAGGAATGGATCTAAAACAGTCTAAGATTACATTAGCAGAGTATTTGGTGGAATATTTGGAGACACATGCTAAACCCAACTTCAAACCAACCTCATATGACACAGAGAAAACCATAATTGAAGCCCGCATTATACCGGCACTAGGCAAAGTAAAGCTTCAGGCTCTCACCCCACGAACGATTAAGAGCTTCTATGCAGACCTTCGGAAGAAGTATTCGAAGGACTATGTAAAGAATATCCATGGTGTGCTGAAACGCGCTCTCAGACTTGCATACTCTGAATCTGGCCTATTGGCAGAAGATATAATGAGTAAAGTATCTATGCGGAGTAAGATAAACGCGAACGAGCAAAAGGAGATGCAGTTCTGGACCATAGAGGAATTCACCCAGTTCCTTAATTCATCGAAGTATCATGTTCATTATATTGTGTTTTCATTGGCAATTTATACTGGAATGAGACGCGGTGAAATCCTTGGACTTCGCTGGGGTGATATCGACTTTGAAAAGAAAGAACTCAAGGTGATCCAGACGGCCAACTGGACACGTGATGGTTTAGTCATTCAACGTCCCAAGACGAATGATTCCATACGACGGGTAAAACTTTTTCAGAATATTATTGATGACCTTAAGGAACGCTACAAGCAAATCGAGGCTTATAAAAAAGAATATGGAGACTCATATGAGAATAATGACTTAGTATGTTGCTACCCTGGTGGAGGTTATATAAAGCCAAAACGAATTACTGAAGGTATGGACGTACTTGTACGTAAAGCAGGTGTCAAAAAAATTAGGTTCCACGACCAGCGACATACACATGCATCATTCTTATTGGCGATCGGAATAAATCCAAAGGTAGCTGCTGAACGGCTGGGTATGACTCCAGCGATGTTCAACGAACGATACTCACACCTACTCCCAATCATGCAGGAAGAGGCCGTTGACAAAATTGAAGCAGAACTGAATAAATACGCTGAAAAACAGCTCGAAACTGCAGAAAAATAA